CCCTTATCGTATAACCACAGATTATTATACAGAAACCGAAATACCCCCAGAAGTTCAAGAAGCACAAGTTGAATTGGCTGTATATCTTAATAACAACAAAGATGGTTTAGGTTTATCAGGTTTAGAGGATTATAAAAGAGTTGGGGTTGGCGGAGTTGCCGTTGAACCAGACAAATTTGGCGCTGTTGGCGCTGATAGAGTACCGCCGATGTTCGAGCGGTATTTTACTGGGCTGCGAATTAGCGGACCGGGTAACATTTCACTAAAAAGGAGTTAATCTAATGAGCTACTATCCCGCTGCAAAAATTATCAACGATACAGCCGCACATACTGGCCGTTTCGGTTGCATCAAAGCGTTGCAAGATTCAGTCATTAATACTTTGGTTGCCGAAAATATCACAGGAGATTTAACTGGACTTCAATTTAAATCCAATACAGCAATAGAAGGCGTGATAACAAGCGTCAAGCTGGATAGTGGTACTGTCATTGCTTATTTAATATAATGCCGTCATTTGCAGCAGCCCTACAAAAAGTAATTGACAAAGTTGCCGAAATACCGGGCGTTGGTACAAGCGTGACGGTAAGAAAAGTAACACCGGGAAGTTATAACGCTTCAACTGGAGTCATTAGCGAAACAACCGCCGATACAGCAGTAAAAGCAGTTTTGCAAGATGTGAATGACAGAGAAGTTAACGACCTAGTACAAGCCGCAGACCTAAAATGTACTGTTGCTGCTGATGCCTTGGCTTACACGCCAACAACAAAAGATCGTGTTGTAATTGATAGCAAAGTACACCAAATTGTCAGAATCAAAACATTCCGTAGTGGTGCTAGTGTTTTGTCCTATGAGCTTTATTTAAGAACATGATGATTATTCCCCCAGAAAGAATAGGTGGACACATGGAGTTCCAAATAAATCAACTTTTAAGGGCCGTTGTTTTAGAAGCAGATGCAAGGGCAAAAATGGGTAGCCCGGTAGATACCGGTAGATTTCGTTCTGATTGGCAGATTGGAGAGAACGCACCCGACGGCAAGCCAAATATAGACGGAGGTTTTTCAAAAGGGGTTACACCACCAAAAGGGTCAAACTATCCCGCTGGGTTTGCTGAAAAGATTGGGAATGTTTATCATATACACAACAATTTGCCGTACGCTGAGGCGCTTTCTGGGACAGGTCAGGGCGTACCCGCTTCATGGAAGGCAATCGGAAGAACTGGAAGCGACCAACAATCTGGACCTTGGGTAGATAAGATTGCAAAAGAACTTGAGGATTGGTCGGTACAAGAATATCAAAAAATATTGAGGAGAACATAATGGCTGCAATAGACTTGAACACAGTTAGAGGCGTTATCGAAAGTAGATTGAATACAGAACTTGCAAGTAGCCCCGCCGTTCCTGTAGTTTTTTACAACCAAAGTTATACACCTACCCCCGGAGATTCTTTTGTCCAATGTCTGTTTAGTTTTGGCGAGGGAGAATATTTAAGTCTTGGCGGTACTAGCGATAGTAATAACAAGGTTGTGGGTGCTGTTACAATCAATATATTTACTGGACAAAGCATTGGCGCGGGAGCTAATTATGTAATTGGAAAACGTATTCGCGACTTGTACAATCGACAGGTCGTTTCGGGTGTGGTTTTTGACCCTGTTAATGGCCCTACCCCAGTTGCAAACCCAGAGCCAGAAGGTTTTTTTCAAACACAACTTAGAATGACCTTTGAAGCATACGAGGACTTATGACCGAAATTACAGAAGAAATGCTTGACATTATCGAAAAGGTAAAAGGCAAGCGCAACCCAGCACTATGGGACCCCCGCTGTGAATCTTATCAGCGATCACAGCAAAAAAACAAAACTACTACTGTTAACTCTGATTCAAAGAGTTAATATGTAGCTAACACACCCTTTCTTATTTATTATGGCTTTTTTTCGTGGAGAGGAAGGATCAGTTAATTTTAAAAATGGCTCAGGTACAACTGAAGCTGTTGTTAGTACTAGAAACTGGTCACTTACCGTAAACAAAGAGATTCTTGAATGTACCGATCATGGCGACACTTCTAGAGCATACGTTGGTGGATTGATTTCTGCTACCGGGAGCGTTGAGCTTCTTTATACAGCCGCAGATGGTAACGAAACAGCAAACTTAATTGATGATGTTATTGTTGCAGAGGACGCCGGCGACGCACAATTTGAATTATTTCTTGATACGTCTGGCGCAAAGAAAGTCAGTTTTTCTGGTATTGTTACCTCTGCTGATATGGGGGCTGCTGTTGGCGATTTAGAAGTTCTAACCGTGAACTTTACCGCTAATGGTGCTATTACACTTGCTGTTTAATTTATGTCCACAAATCCTCGCACCGTTGACCTTTTAACTACTGAGTTCAATATTCAAGAAAGACGAAAGTTTGAATTGAAAAATGACGCCGGTAAAAAAGTAGTCGACTTATATTTCAGACCACTCACAAGGTCAGACAGAATCGCTGCAAACTCAGCTACAAATAGCACAGATGCGTTGGCGATCAGCACCCGAATACTTTGTATGTTAGCCGAATTGGAAGATGGTTCAAAGGCTTTTGCTTTAGCTGATGCACCAAAACTACAACGCGAGCTACCAGAAAAAGTATTAAACGAACTTGAATTATTCTTGTTCGGAATGGACCCCGCTCCAGAATTGGGCGAAGTAAAAAACGCCTAGAGCAAGATAGTTGGCTCAACTTTGAGTTTTTCTTATCTTGCGAGCTAGGAATGACCGTTGGCGAACTTCGGAATCGTATAACAGACAAAGAATTTTTATTCTACGCTGCTTACTTTGAACTGAAGTCGGAAAGAGAAAAACGGCACATTGAGGAATCAAAGTCCCGCACACGTTAGGAAAACTTTGTGGCTATTTCAAATATTGACCTGAGAGTTAATTCACAACAGGCAGTTCGTGGATTACGTCAGGCTCAAGGAGCATCAAACCAATTAACAAAATCGGTTGGCGGTTTACGTCAGGCGTTTGGATTTTTAACCGGTGGTTTACTGGTAGCGGCTGGTGTCCGGAATTATTTCAAAGGGTTTAATGAGGCAGAGCAGGCAAGAACAGCGGTAAAAACTTTAGGGGTTGATGTTGATGTACTTTCAAATAATCTTTTACATTTGAGCAATAGTCTAGAAGGTGCGTATTCACAAACCGAATTATTAGCCGCAAGTTATGACGTAGCTTCAGCGGGTTTTACAGACGCAGCAGAGGCTTCACAAGTACTTGAGGCTTCAGCTTTAGGTGCTGTTGGTGGAATGTCCGAGCTTGGTACTGTTTCTGATGCTGTTACAAGTGTTTTGAATGCTTTCGGTTTGGAATCAGACAAGGCTGCAAAGATAGTAGATGGATTTATACAAACACAAAATGACGGTAAAATAATTGTTGACCAATATGCAAGGCAGATAGGTAGAATCGCACCTACGGCTTCAGCGGCGGGTATAAGTATTGATGAATTAAACGCTGCTATAGCTACAATTACAGCGCAAGGTGTCCCAGTTGAACAGACTTTTACAGGATTAAATCAAGCAATCGTATCAATATTAAAACCTACAGGGGAAGCAGAAAAAATTGCCAAAAAACTAGGCATAGAATTTAATGCAGCGGCTTTAGAGTCAAAAGGTTTCGAAGGGATATTGGCACAAATAGCAAATAGTGGAGCAACAACTGAACAATTAGCAAAATTGTTTGGAAGTGTAGAAGCCATGAAGGCTGTATTCCCATTAATAAACGATGATCTTGTGAAATTTAACGAAAATTTGATTAATCAAGCTAATTCTTCTGGTGTTGCTTTAGACGCCACGAATGAATTTCAAGGCACGTTATCACAGCAATTCAGTAACCTTGTCAAACAAATTGGTAATTTGGTTAGGATTTTGGACAAAGCGCTTGGCCCGGCGTTAAAAGACATTTTAGGGACGGTTGGAGAAATAGTTTCTAAATTTTCAGAAGCCATTGCACTTATGCAAGACCTCAATATGGGAGAAGGTGCAAGGCAACTGGCACTAGGTGGGACACAAATGACCTTTGGAATGGAGTCAGGGGCATTAGATAGATTCGAAAATGCCTTAACTGGATTTAGTCCAGAGGGTATAAACGATGTAAAACAACTTGAAAGAATGAACAAGTTGGTACAAAGAATACAAAATCAAACTACACGGACTAGACCCGGCGGCCCAAATACAGAACAGGCAGAGAACATACAAGGGCTTGCAATGGATTTAATTACAAGAATTGAATTAAAAATGCAAGAACTTAAAGCGGAAGAAGGTATAACAGCAGAAGTTACAAAACAAGTAGACCCAACCAAAGAAAGACTTTCATTAATTGAGCAAATATTAAGCGAAAGCGGTAAGGAGTACGATCAGGTCGCAGAATTAACACAACTTTATACAGATATGTCAATGGCAATAAGAAATGGATTGGTCAACGCAATCGAAGGTGCAATAAATGGTACTAAAACACTTGGAGAGGTCGCCTCAGCAGTCTTTGGGCAGATACAGAGGTCTTTGATTCAATATGGTGTTAATGCTTTCCTCGGGAGCTTAGGGGGTGGTATTGGAGAGTTCTTTAGTTTAAGTGGTCGTAGCGCTAATGGTGGCGCAGCTTTGAGAGGTTCTAGTTATTTAGTGGGAGAAAGAGGCCCGGAGATATTTACACCAAGTTCTAGCGGTATGGTTAGCCCAAACATCGGAGGTGGTGCAAGTATCGTAGTTAATGTAGATGCAAGCGGGTCAAACGTACAAGGAGACGACCAAAGGGCGGGAGACTTTGGCAGAGTTCTAGCTTCTGCTATACAATCAGAACTAATAAGACAGCAAAGGCCCGGAGGTTTGTTAGCATAATGGCTACTTTTCCCTCGATCAATCCGCAATACGGCGTTGTAAAACGTAGTTCCCCGGTAAAAAAAGTTATTGAGTTTGCTGACGGATATGAGCATAGAATTACATTTGGTCTAGCGCAACATAAAAACCCAAAAATTTATACACTTACTTTTGAAGTCAGCGAGACAGATTCAGACACAATAGAAACTTTTTTAGACGCAAGGGCAACCGATAACGCTAGTTTTGATTTCACAGCACCGGGCGAGTCATCAAGTCAAAAATTTGTTTGTGATAGTTGGACAAAAACTATTCCTTATAAAAACAGAGCTAGAATAAATACCACATTTCGGGAGGTGTTTGAGCCTTGAGTACCGCAGGTATTATTAGCGATTTACAGAACGTCAATCCTAGTGCTGTGATTGAACTTTTTACAATAACAACTGATGCAACGCTACATGGTTCAGCTACGACTTATAGATTTCACGCCGGTTCGAGTCTTAACGCGAATGGAAAAATTGTCTGGGCTGGTAATGAGTATTTAAGATTTCCAGTTGAAGCAGAAGGATTTGCATACAAACGCGGTCAGATTCCACGCCCTACATTTACAGTTAGTAACGCTTTGGGAACAATCACAGCAATACTTTTGAATGTGAATGGTACAACTGTTGGCAATGATTTAACTGGCGCGACTTTTACAAGAATTAGAACACAGGCAAAATTTTTGGACGCTATCAACTTTGAACCTACAGTTACTACAACCACAACCACAGAAACTATTGCTGACCCAGCGGACGCAGAAACAGTTACTTATACGGTAACGGTGGTTAATGTGAGTGGCTCCAATATTTTTGCAATCAACGGCAGTAATAACCCAGTATTGACAATGAAACGCGGTTCTACTTACATTTTCGATCAATCACATAGTTCAAACAGCGGCCACCCTTTAGCCATTAAATCTGATGCTGGCGGGGCGCAAACAACAACTGTTTCTGGAACCGCTGGAAACTCAGGAGCAACGGTAACTTATCAGCCAGCTTACCCATCAGCACCAAGCGATTTGAGATATTATTGCACCGTTCATGGTAATGGAATGGGTAATACGATCACAATGAATAATCCAAATACCACAACACAACAGACAACAACAACAACGACACAACAGTTGAACCCACTTGGAACGCCTGACCCAACAGCGGAATACGCAAGAGAAATATTTCAAATAGACAGAAAAGCAGCAGAAAATAGAGAGGTTGTAAGTTTTGAATTGGCTGCACCAAGTGATATGGCTGGTGTTAGAGCGCCGAAAAGACAATGTACCCGGGCTGAGTTTCCTTCAATCGGTTTGGTTACTGGATAATGGATTGGAAAGTTGCGGCATTAGAACACGCAAAAGAGCAAGACCCAAAAGAAAGTGTAGGTTTGTTGATTATAAAAAAAGGAAAAAAAACATATTTTCCCTGTGGTAATTTATCAATGACGCAGCAACAATGTTTTATTTTAGACCCGGTTGATTATGTAAAGGCCGACAACGCGGGAGAAATCGTTGCGATAGTGCATTCACACCCAAGTACCCCCCCAGCCCCCAGCGAAGCAGATAAGATTAGTTGTGAAGATAGTGGGATTCCATGGCATATTGTGAATCCAAAAACTGAGTTATGGGGTTATTGTGAACCGAGTGGATATAAAGCCCCTCTAGTTGGTCGGCCTTGGTGTTGGGGCGTTACAGATTGTTGGAGTCTCGTGAGGGATTGGTACAAAGAAGAAAAAAATATAGAACTCAGAGATTGGCAAAGACCAATTACACCAGAAAAATTTTTGGAAAATCCCATGTTTGAAAGTTGCGCTTGGCGTACAGGTTTTCGAGAACTCAGATTTGATGAAAAATTACAAAAAGGAGATCTATTATTTATGTCGATATTGCACCCCGGATTAAATCATGTTGCAATCTTTTTAGGAGGAGAAGTTTTACATCATTTGGCCGATAGGCTGAGTTCAAGAGAGCCATATTCAGAATGGCTGCTAAAATGTACTGGTAAAAGGCTACGTTATGTTGAAGAAAATTAAATTTTATGGGCCTTTAAAAGAATTTTTAGGTCACGAAGAACTAGAAGCGCACGTTAACAGCGTAGGCCAAACAATGAGATTTCTAGTAACTAACTTTCCAGAGCTTGAAAAACACATGGCCGATAACACCTATAAAGTTTTAATTAATCAAGACCAAATAGACGAGACACAAATAAATGACCCTATTGGAAAATCAACTGTTCATATTGTTCCTATTGTTACTGGTGCAGGTGGAAACATGGGAAGAATTTTAACTGGTGCGGCGTTAATTGGAGCCTCGTTCCTTTTTCCCGGGGCTGGTATGTTTGGTACTTATGGTTTAGGCGGCGCGGCTGCTGTTAAGGGTGGAATATTAACCGGTATTGGTACTTTAACAAGTGCTGTTGGTGCTGCAATGGTTCTTGGTGGTGTTTCAGATATGTTATTTCCTAAGCCAAAAATGCCAGAATTTTCATCGCCTAATGACCCTAGAATTTCTTTTGGGTTTAGTGGAACGCAAAATACTAGCAGGGCTGGTACTCCTGTGCCATTGGTATATGGGGAAATTTTTACTGGTTCAGTTATAATTTCTGCGGGTGTTGATACACACCAAGTTTCAGCATGACAAAAAAAACTATTAGAGGCGCTGGAGGGCCACCGCCGCCACCAACGCCACCACAACCAACAAGAACTCCAGACACGCTACACAGCAAGCAGTTTGCTACTTTGCTAGACCTAGTTTCTGAAGGCGAAATAGAGGGTTCTGCTAGTGCTTCCAAAGAGGGTCTTACAAAGGGAACCGCTGCATATAACAACGCTTTTAAAAAAGATATATTTTTAAACGATACCCCAATATTAAAATCGACTGCTAATTCAACTAGTCCAGCTACAACTGATTTTAATTTTCAAGATGTAGGTTTTGACGCACGTTTTGGTACATCAAATCAAGCAGCGATAAGTGGTATTGAATCTAGTGAATCAATAACAGCGGTTGGAGTAAGTGTTACCGCCGCTAGTCCAGTAACAAGATCATTAACAAATAGTGACGTTGACGCAGCCAAGATAATTATTACTTTTCCTCAAATACAAGAAGCAACAGACAAAGGCGATTTGCTGGGTTCATCGGTTGATTTGAAGATACAAGTTCAATACAACAGCGGTGGATTTTCAGACATTATTTCAGATACCATCACAGGACGTACGGCAGACGCTTACCAAAAAGAATACAGAATTAATTTAACTGGTAGTTTTCCTGTTGACATAAGAGTTGTCCGAGTTACGGCAGATTCAACAAGTTCAAGTTTAATAAACGCTTTTCAATGGACAAGTTTTGCTGAAATAATAGACGACAAACAAGTTTATGCAAACTCTGCATATCTTTCATTGAGACTAGATTCTCAGCAGTTTAGTTCAATACCAAGACGAAAATTTAGATTGAGAGGAATTAAGGTAAGGATTCCGGGTGCTGGTGCTGGCGGCTCTGGAACGCCAACTGTTGATCTTGCTACTGGAAGAGTAGTTTACCCCGCAAACTATATTTTTAACGGCACTATGGGTGCTGCACAATGGACAAGTTGCCCGGCTCTTATATTATTGGACCTAATCACAAACACACGTTATGGTTTTGGCGATCATATTGTTGATGGTAATTTAGATTTATTTTCTTTCGTAGAGGCTTCAAAATTTTCAAATACTTTGGTCAATAATGGTAGATCAGGACAAGAAGCAAGGTTTTCATGCAACGTAAATATTCAGAACTCTAATGAGGCTTTCGATCTTATCAATGAACTGGCCGGGGTTATGCGCTGTATGCCGATTTGGTCGGCTGGTACGATTACCATAACTCAAGATAAACCAACTGATGCAAGTTACCTTTTTAGCTTGGCAAATGTAGACGAGGAAGGGTTTAAGTATTCTGGCAGTAGCTTAAAAACAAGACATAGCGTTGTTTCTGTGGCTTATTACAACATGGATTCACAGGACATTGATTATGAAGTGGTTGAAGATAGCTCATTAATAAACAAAATAGGAACCGTTGTAAAACAAGTAAGGGCATTTGCTTGTACTTCTCGGGGTCAGGCCAACAGATTCGGGAGGGCAATACTTTTTAGCGAAAATAATGAAAGTGAAGTTGTGAACTTCAATACTTCAATAGATTCTGGGGTTGTTGTTAGACCCGGAAGCGTAATAGAAATAAATGACCCAGTTAGGGCGGGCGTTAGAAGATCAGGCAGGGTAAACGCCGCAACTACAACACAAATTACAGTAGACGACACTTCAGCTACAGATTTACCAACAACCAACAGCCCAACAATGAGCGTAATAATGCCTGATGGTACGGTTGAAACAAAAAATATTACTGGTGTTTCTGGTGCTGTTATTACTTTAGAAAGTGCATTGTCAACGACACCAAACGTAAATACAGTTTGGCTTGTACAAGATACAACAGTTTTAGCCCAAAAATTTAGGGTAGTAGATGTTCAAGAAAATGATGGAATAAATTACACAATTACCGCACTTTCTTACGTTAACGAAAAATACAGTTTTATTGAAGAAAATATATCTTTACCTG